CTTTTTTAAAATCATATTTCATCTGCCTACCTCACCAGCCCACTATTTTTCATCACAACCGCCACAGAATCGACGATTGTTCTCAAGAACCGATTTTCTGTCTGCAAGTCGTTCACCTTGTTCCGAAGTTGAATATATTCTTCAACACTTATTTCAACTGTTGTGTGATTATCCTGCATACCGTGCAATCTCCTTATCTACTTGCTGAGCGTCTCTCTTTAGCCCGTTACGAGCTTTTTCAATGTCGCAGGTACTCTGATACCCCATGCCTGCTTTAAAGCCGTACAAGTAGTCTCTGCGACGAATTTCTTCGAATTCTTCACGCATTCGCTTTTTCTCAACCTTCCGCTGTTCCACTACTGCCGCCGTCAAAATCGGCACAGCGAAAATTCCTAATGTAAGTAATGCTTCTGTCATGCACTTATTCCCTTCACTTTCTTCTTTACTTTCATCTTTGCTTTGTAATATTCAATATCTCTTTGGTCAAAACGGAAGTGAGTTCCAGCCATGTGATAAGGGATTTTCCCAGCCTTCACAATTGCCATAAACGGATTACGGCTCATCCCTATGATTTCACATGCTTCCTTTACACCAATAGTTTTATTAGAAACTTGGTTAGTCTGTTTCACATCTGCAAGCTCTTTCCGTACTTCACTCAAGACTTCTTGGATAATTTCTTGTTTCAAAGACTCGAACGCTTCAAACATAGCATCCATCTTGTCAAACCTCGCTTTCGTGTGTTATAATTCAAGTAAGTAATTTTAGTAAGAGCCTGATTGCCGTCAGGCTTTTTTGTTTTTCAAGCAACATCATCAGCTAAAAATTTATTGATAAAATACTGCTGACCTTTGCCTGTAACCTTTACAGTTTTGCTAATCGAGATATGACCGTCAGCATGTGTGATAGTCGTCTCTTTGATTTCAAATAAACCTAGTTCCATAGACTTCTGCGTCGGCATATTCCAATCGCTGCCCTTGCGCTTAATCAGATAGCCATTCTCACGCAACCACGCAAACAAGCGATTTGCGCCGATTTTAAAGCCGTTTTGGCTAATAAGTTTAGCTAGGTCTCCAACCAAGATAGATGAGTGACTAGCGCTCACTGCATCTGCAAACAGCACCTTGGGCTTGTCCGCTTCAATCTGTGCTTCCAGCTGATGCACCTTCTTGTCAGCCAATAGCAAAGCGCGAGCCATAATCTTCTCTGGACTGTTAAAGTCCTTTTCAACCTGGATAAAGTACTGACGTACCTGTTTTCCTCGGTCTGTCCGTTGGATCATGGCAATTTCCTTGGCCATGTCCAGCTTGATAATGTGGTCAACCTTGTTGTGACCTCCGCGACCTGTTTGCTTCACAAAATTGTTAAGCAAAAAATCTTGATTTTCTGCAAAGCCATACTCAACCATTCGGTCAAACCACATAGAGTATGGTGTTTTGACCCCCAAAGCCTCATGTAACTGCCGACCAGACACAACAGGCTCATGGTTGTCGTTTAGATTTACGTTAATAATTTCGTGCATAATACTCCTTTCAATATTTATTATTCTTCAAATTTTTCCCACGGCTCACGGATGCCCAATAATTTTGAAACACGCAATTTCAAATCAGCACTCCCTTTCCCTTTGGTCAACAAATCTGTGATTGTGCCTTGACTACGTAATCCGACAGCTTGTGTCAAATCAGCTTTTGTCCAGCCTTTTTCAGCCAATCGTTTTTCCACCAGTTCTATCCATTTTTGATGTTGTTGACTCATAAACTTCTCCTTTCTCTTTATTAGTTAGAAAGTAAAGCGAAAGTTTTTGCGAAATTTTATAGATTCCACTTGACTTTTTACAAACTATAGTCTAAAATCAAGACATAAGAAAAACACCGAACAAATTAACCGATAACACTATAATTCAACTCGCCAAAGTTTTATTTTTTTAGTTTTATCTTCGTTTTTTGTTTCGCTTTATTATTCGCTTTACAAATTATATTCTATACTAAAGTTTGTATACTGTCAACTATTTTTACAAACTTTTTTCTAGAATTTTTTTTCGTAATGCTTAGAAAGGTTGTTAAATCAATGTTCTCAACGTTCGAAAGAATAAAAGAATTAGCTAAATCTAGAGGTGTTACGCTAGGTGGTCTAGAAGAAAGATTGGGGTTAAGTCGAAATTCTATTTATACCATGAAAAACAAAAAGCCTTCAGCTGAGAGGCTACAGTTAATAGCCGACTACTTCAACGTATCTACTGATTACTTACTTGGTCGGACTGATAATCCAAGAGTTGCTAAAACTGATGACGAAATTGATAAAATAGATTTCAAAGAGCTAGCAGCCGAGTCAATGTCTTATGACGGCAAGCCGTTTGACGAAGACGATATAGAGTTTTTCTCATATATCATGGAACAGCACTTTAAGAACAAATATAAGGAATAGTAAAATGACCGCATTAGACCTTTGCGTACAGCAAGGTATTGATATTTTATTCTTTGATGGTAGAGAAAGAGATAAAAAAGCCTTCTTCAACAAACGTGCTAATCTTGTTGGAATAGACACGTATGTAGATGGTATCGAACGAGATAAGCTACTCTATCACGAACTTGGTCATAAAAACCATACACCCTATCAATACCAATTACATAGAGAGCTGTGCGAACTTCAAGCAAACAGGAATATGATTCATCATTTGCTGAAAGATGAATTGTCGATGTTAGACGATTATAACGACTTTAACTATGTTCGTTTTATGGAACGACATGGCTTAAAAACTATGACCGATGAAAGCATGGTTATTGAAGAATTTCGCACCCTAACTGGAAAACATTTATAATAAGGAGAACATCCAATGAAGAACAACACCAACACTTTGCCCTTTTATTTAAGAGGTTGGTTTTTCTTGATACTACTTATATTATCTATCCCAACTTACTTATCGTCGTTAATCCTCTTAATAGGATTGTTCTTGATTAGGAATAAAAAATATCCCAATCTCTCTCCCGACCAACAAGCCAGATGGAACGAAATTCTTTTAGCGAATGAACAAGCTGATAACATACTAAAAACTGCAAAGGAAGAAGCTGATAATCTAATAAACAATGCTAAAAAAGAAGCTAAAGACTCCATTGATATGGCTAATACAATTGTCGCAGGAGTGGAATCGAAAAAGAATAATCTCAAAGAAGAGATTGATAAACTAGAAATAGCTAAAAAAGAGGCTGAGCTTTATTTATCAGAAAAAGCCGATGCATTACTTTTTAAAGAAACAACGGTAGATTTCACAGACAATATAACAGCTAATGAAATCAAAAATGAATTATCTTTAATTCAATTAAAAGAAAAAGAACTAATAAAAGCTGATGTTGCAATAAATAATCTTGGAATACAAACAACGAAAGCTAATCTTAACAAACAATCTAGACAACTTCTCCGTGCATTCAATGCTGAATCGGACTACTATGTATCTAACATTACAGCAAAAAATGTAGATAGCTATCGTAATAAATTAGCAAAATCATTTGAAAATCTAAATGCACTATTTGCAGTTGACGGAGTAAAAATCAGTCATGAACTTCTCACGCTAAAGTTAAAGCAACTAGATGTCATGTATAAATATCAAAAACAACTTGAGGTCGAGCGTGAATTATTGAAAGCTCAAAAAGAAGAAATACGCGAACAACAGAAAGTCGAAAAAGAAATCCAACAAGCGAAAGCTAAGTTGGAAAAAGAAGAAAGACAGTTCCAAAACGAGATGTCTAAACTATTGAAGTATCTTAACAGCGCTAACAACGAGGTCGAACAAAATATATACGCTGATAAAATTAAAGAGCTTGAGGACAAAATTAAGGAGCTTGAAAAAGATAAAGAAGACGTTCTCAAGCGTGAAAGTAACACAAGAGCTGGATTTGTTTATATCATTTCCAATATAGGGTCATTCGGTCAAAATGTCTACAAAATAGGTATGACAAGAAGATTAGAACCGATGGACCGTATCAATGAATTAAGTAGTGCTTCTGTTCCATTTCCATTTGATGTTCACGCTCTAATCTTTAGCGAGGATGCTCCTGCTCTAGAGAATACGCTTCACAATTATTTCAGAGATAAAGAAGTAAATAAAGTCAATCCACGTAAAGAGTTCTTTAAAGTTGACTTGCAAGAAATCAAAGAGCTTGTTCATAAAGAATATAACAATACCGTACATTTTACTGATTTAGCAGTTGCGGAACAGTATTATGAAAGCATAAAATTAAGTTCTGAATAACAAATAAAAAATCCCCACACTCTCCGAACCATCGGCCAGTCGTGGATATTTATAGGGAGAAATGCCCCCTGTGGTAATTGAGGAGTTTAATAATTTAGTTAAAGGAGAAAAATATGTCACACAAACCAATGCAAGTAATCAAAATCTTGGATAAATTTACCGTAATTATCAATTCAGGAAGTAACCAAGGTAAGTTATATGAAGAGAGCAATATAGCTATCTATGAGCCGGGACCCGCAATTATTGATTTAGATGGGAATTGTTTAGGTAATTATGATTTCACAAAAGCAAAACTTGTCATTACTGAAGTATATCCAGAGTTTTCTATTGCCAAACATCTAAAAGCAGGACCTGTCTTTGATTTGCAAAAGACACTTGGAGGATATTCTAGTAACGGACCGCTCGCGGTAGACGATAAAGAAGTGACACCTCTTCATCCGTCAAATACTGAAATCAAAATAGGAGATTTGGTAAAACGAATTTAACACTATTTTAAAAAAATATATTGACTGAAAATAAAAAATAATATATAATGGATAGGAATTAAATGGTTGCGGATGCGACTAAGCTAAACCTCCTATCTAGTATAGGAGGTTTTCTTTTTGTCTGAAAATAAAAAGCACCGACCATTTTTGACGTATAATCAACAACTGCAAAAAATTAAGAGTAAAAATGTATTGATTGATGACGACAACATGGCTTTAGAAGTTCTAAAAAGTATTTCTTACTATGGCATTATAAATGCCTATAAAGATATTTTTGGTACTCACCTTGACGAAGAAAAAGGATTTGAAGTTTTTTCTGCAGAAGTTCCGTTTAAAGATCTACATCTCATCGCTTTGATTGACAACAGTTTAAATAACTTGCTTTTTAAATATATTATCTATATTGAAAAAACGTTAAAAACAAAGGTCGCCTATAACGTCGCTAAAAAACACGGCATATATGAACATGAATACCTTGATTTCAATAAGTATGCTAGTAATAAAGACCTTGACAGACGCGAGGTCATCAATAACATCCATAGTCAGATTCGATCAAATAAAAACAGTGCATCTGTACAGCATTACAAAGATGAGCACGACTGTATCCCACCTTGGATTGCTGTCAACGCTCTATATTTTGGAACTACATTAAACTGGTATAAAATTTTGAGAGATGATATGAAGAGAATAATAGCCTCAGAATTTTTTAAATTAACTAATTTGACTGATCTGGAGAACCAAAAGGAGTTTCTTGTTAATTTACTATCTCTCTTGCATGAATACAGAAACAATATAGCTCACGGGAACAGGACGTTCTTATCAAATGTAACTACAAAATTGAGCAAAACCAATCTTTTTCATTCAATACCAAAAGAAGTTTTAAGTGATGAAGAATATAGAAACGGTGTAGGAAAAAAAGATTTGTTTGCAGTCATGATTGCATTAGCCATTTTAATAGATAATCCATTGTTGCTTCAACAGTATATTTATGACTTAGCGACAATGTTTCAACCGTATGGAGAAATTGAAACAATTTCTCCAGCTGGCAATGTGTTTCGTACAATGAATATTCCTGATAATTTTGTCGAAAGATTACAAGTAATTTATACATCTAAATTCCAATAAAACTAAAAAAGCCCACCACTCTCCCCGACCAAAGTTTGAGTGATGGACTAAATTGTATGAGAAAAATTGCCATATTGGCAAGTCTTTTCTTGTACCCATTTTAACAGAAAATGAGGTAAAAAACAATGGATATTAAACCGTACACCAAAAACGGCAAGACTTATTACAAATTCGTACTATATGTTGGTGTGGTTGACGGAAAACGAAAATACGTCAAGCGTGCCAATTTTAAAACAAAGGCCGATGCACGAGCAGCAATACTTTCTTTGCAAGAAGAAATTGACCGACCTGTAGGAGATATGACCTTCCAAGAGCTGACAGAGAAATGGCTAAAAATCTACGAAACTGAGGTAGCAGAAAGCACCTATATCAAAACAAGCAGGAACATTAAACACCATATTACACCGACTATTGGACACAGGCGCATCTCCGAAATTACAGCCTTGGAACTGCAACACCACACACAGCACTGGTGTTCCAAATTAAAATACGGCAGGAAAATATTAGGTCTGGTCAAAACGATCTATCGTTACGCAGTACGTATGGGCTTCATTGCCATCAGTCCGGCAGAAAGTGTCACGGCCCCAAAACTAAAACGAACCGTCAGCACAACCAAAGACTTCTACGACAAGCACGAATTAAAAGAGTTCATGCAAAGAGTAGAGGCAACCGGGGACATTCGCAAGATAGCCCTCTTCCGAGTACTGGCTTTTACAGGTATTCGCAAAGGCGAACTTCGTGCGCTTCATAAAGACGACCATTACTCTAAAACCTTGCGGATCAATAAAGCAGTCACAAGAGGTTTTGCAGGCGAAGAGATAGGACCAACTAAGAACAGTTCTAGCGAACGTCTGATTAGCTTGGACGATAAGACAGACAAAATTCTACATGAGTTAAAACGACAATACCCAGCCAGTACACTCTTATTCGAGAGCGAAACAGGGGGCATTCTGTCACCTACCGACCCCAGAAGGTGGTTACTTGAAATCATAGAGGGCACAAGTTTATCGGAGATCAACATTCACGGTTTTCGCCATACGCACGCCAGTCTGATATTTGATGCAGGTATGACACTCAAACAAGTCCAGCACAGATTGGGCCATTCAGATATGAAAACTACAATGAATGTTTATACACATATTACTCAATCAGCAGTGGACAATATCGGAGAAAAATTTTCAAAATACTTAGATTTTTAAGTTGCTGTTCTCGCGTTTTGGGTATCACTTTGGGTATCACTTATATGAAAAATTGTGATAATTTATGATAGCACGAAACACAAAAAACGTTGATTTAACAACGTTTTTGATAAGTTATGAAAAGTTATAAAATCCATATATGGAGCTGGTGGGAGT